TGATGATTGGACAATTACAGTTATCAATGATGAAAGTTTCAACCTAAGAACTGCTTTTGAAAAATGGATGAATGGTATCAGTAAATTAGATGATGGAACTGGAATTGTAAATCCCAATTCCTATATGACTGATGCTATGGTAAGGCAACTTGGTAGAAGTAACACTGCTGGATCATCTGATAATAACGGTGGAGTAGGTCAGCAAAATGTAGTATTGAGAACTTACAACTTCTTTGATATTTTCCCAACAGAAGTTAGTGCCATAGATCTAAGTTATGATACTTCAGATACTATTGAAGAATTCACTGTAACATTTGCAGTTCAATACTATGCAATTGGATTGAATGTTAATGATGCTCCAGATCCATCTCAAGAACAAGTTCCTACTGTTCTTGCTTCTAATGATCTATTAACACAACCTACTCCTGTAGGATAACCAAATTAAATCTCCTAAATACTAGAAGCATAAACTTCTAGATTTATAATAATGGCGAGATTATTTGGATTCTCTATTGAAGATCAAGATAAAGTCCCACCTGGTGTGGTGTCTCCGGTCCCTCCAAATTCTATGGATGGATCGGAGCACTATGTAAGTAGTGGGTTTTTTGGTTCGTATGTAGATATTGAGGGAGTCTATAGAACTGAAAATGAATTAATAAGAAGATATCGTCAGATGTCACTCTATCCTGAAGTGGATAGTGCCATTGAGGATATTGTTAATGAAGCAATTGTTAGTGATACTAACGATAGACCAGTTCAAATTGAATTATCTAATTTAAATGCTAGTGATGGCATTAAGAAGAAGATTAGAGAGGAATTTAAGTTCATTTGTGAACTCTTAGATTTTGATAAAAAGGCACACGAAATATTCAGAAATTGGTATGTTGATGGTAGATTATACTATAATAAAGTAATAGATCAGAAAAATCCTCATGAAGGTCTTCAGGAATTAAGGTATATTGATTCATCTAAGATGCGTTTTATGCGTCAATTGAAGAAAAAAGGAAAAGATAGTGTAGATGCTTTATTAAAAACAGAGCCTGGTAGTCCAGATTCTTATGAATTTCCAGACATTGAAGAATTTTTTGTTTATAATCCCAACACTACTGCTGGTGGATTCCAGTCCAATAACTATGGAGGATCAAGTAAAGGAGTCAAAATGACTCGTGATTCTGTTACTTATTGTACTTCTGGATTAGTAGATAGAAATAAAGGATCAACTCTTTCTTGGATCCATAAAGCAATCAAACCAATCAATCAATTAATGATGATTGAGGATAGTTTGGTAATTTATCGTCTATCAAGAGCACCAGAAAGAAGAATTTTCTATATTGATGTAGGTAATCTTCCAAAGATTAAGGCAGAACAATATCTCCGTGATGTCATGATGAGATATAGAAATAAGTTAGTTTATGATGCTAACACCGGTGAAATCAGGGATGATAAGAAATTTATGTCAATGATGGAAGATTTTTGGCTTCCTAGACGTGAAGGAGGTAGAGGAACTGAGATTACTACCCTTCCTGGTGGACAAAATCTTGGAGAAATTACTGATATCCAATATTTCCAGAAAAAACTCTATAGAGCATTGAATGTTCCTGAAACTAGAATGCAAGGAGAAGGTGGATTTAGTTTGGGAAGATCATCTGAGATATTAAGAGATGAAATTAAATTCAGTAAATTTGTAGGAAGATTGAGGAAGAGATTCTCTCATCTATTCAGTGATCTTTTAAGAACTCAGTTAATTCTGAAGAATATCATTACCCCAGAAGATTGGGATGTAATGGAGGATCATATCCAATATGATTACCTTTATGATAATCACTTCTCAGAACTTAAGGAAGCAGAACTCTTGAATGAAAGACTTACTCTTGCTCAGACTGCAGAACCTTATGTTGGTAGATATTATTCTCAAGATTATGTAAGAAGGCATATTCTTCGTCAAAGTGATGAGGAAATTATAGAACAAGATAAGATTATTGAGCAAGAAATAAAAGATGGAGTTATTCCAGATCCTGCTCAAATGCAGATTGATCCAGCAACTGGACAACCTATGCCAGCATTAGGAGCTCCAGTAATGGATCCAGATATGGAGAAACGTACCACCCAAGCAGTAGGAGCTAACCTAGATATAGAGGCTAATAATGTTCCCAAGGGTGGTGAAATATAAATAGGAAAGATCCTAACACAATATATGGTATTTAAATATGGATGAACTGATGGATTTGCTTGTCAAGGATGATTCTCCTTCTCAAATAAGCGATAAAATTAAAGATATGCTTTATGCCAAAAGTGCTGAGAAGGTACAAGGTATGCAGCCTACAGTAGCCAATTCTTTGTTTGGAGATCAAGAATCTGCAGATGAAGTGGATGCTGAGGTAGAAAAAGCAGCTGCTGTAATTAGTGGAGAAGATAAAGTATCTATGAGGGCTGATAATGAGGCAGAAGTAGAAGTAGATACAGAATCAGAATCTGAAGAATAACTAAATAAAGAGAGGACTACTTTATTCGGAATATTATAAAATGGCTTTCAATCCAGTAGGTGCCGGTACTTCATTAGCTTTAGTGGCTGCTGGTACTGTAATACAAAATCAGACCGGTGCTCAAACTCACCAATCTGCATATTTAAGATGTGTGGCTGTTGATTGCCCAGTCAATGTAGCAGTTTCAGGTGGAAGTACTGCCGCTGCTACTGCTGGAATTACAAGCTTCTTTATAAGACAAGATACTTCAGAAACTCTGTTTATAGGGAAACCTAGAAGCAATAGAGTAACTGGATTAACTACTGAAACTGATGGTACTACAACTATTGACTTTGCTGAAGGAACTGGATCACCATTTAGTGTGGGAGATGCAGTTAGTTTAACTGTTACAGGTCAAGATTATTACAATTTTAGTCATAAGATTGTAAAAAGTGTGAATGATAGTTCAGGATCACCAACTTCTTATTATTCGACTAGAATAAATGTTAATTATGACTATGGGGATGATAATCCTGGTGGAATTCAAACAACATTTAATAATGCTGGTCAAGTACCTTATGCAGAAATGAGAAGTTCCTTTGTGGTTGGTGCTCAATCTGCCACTGGATTAGGAGCCAATGGTATTGGTGCTCTTTATATTCAACAAGTTCAAACAGCCGGGGATGCTTAAATGAAACTCATTAGAGAAGAAATAGAATCAGTTGAGTTTCTTGTCGAACAAAAAAATGGCAAGAAATCTATGTATATCGAAGGTGTATTCCTGCAAGGTGATATACAGAATAGAAATGGTAGAATGTATCCTATAGCAACTCTCAGAAAAGAGGTTTCTAGGTACAATGAAAACCATATTCAAACTGGTAGAGCACTTGGTGAACTTGGTCACCCTGATGGTCCAACAGTCAATCTTGATAGGGTTTCACATAAAATTGTTTCCCTAAAAGAGAGTGGTTCTAATTTCATTGGAAAGGCTAAAATTCTTGGTACTCCAATGGGTAAAATTGCAACTTCTCTTATAGAAGAAGGTGTAAAACTAGGTGTTTCATCTAGAGGAATTGGTTCCTTAAAACCAACAAGAGAAGGTGTAAATGTGGTCAGTGATGACTTTATGCTTTCAACTGCTGCAGATATAGTGGCAGACCCTTCCGCTCCTGATGCTTTTGTTGAAGGTATTATGGAAGGAAAAGAGTGGATATGGGATGGTGGTGTCCTTCGAGAGAGGGCTGCTGCTAAAGCATATAGAGAAATTAATACTCTAGTCACTCAAAAACAGCTAGATGAGAAGAAATTGGATGTTTTCAATAATTTTCTCAATAATCTCTAGACGTTTACATTTTATAAATAAATATAGATTTAATTACAGATAAATCGGAGCTGTCCAAATGTCTCGTGGTACGAAATTACAAGAAATGGAGCAATCTAAAACTGCTGTGAATGCCAATGCTGCTAAAGGCGATTCTGCCCTTCCTAAAGAGGGTAGTAATGCTGCTGGTGTCGCAACCCCTGGCAACACACCTCCATTTGAAGATCTAGGTGGTCCTACACCTGAAAACTATAGTCCTACTAATGATTCAGCAAAGCTGAATACACCTGGTAAGACTATTAAACAAGTTAGTGATGTAGTCACTAATAGGAAACCGCCAGCTGGATCTGGCAATGTAGGTTTACCTGCACCATCTGCCACACCTGTTAAGACACCCGGTCAATCTGAAGAAACCGCGGTGGACACAGAATCTGTAATTGAAGAAACTCCAGAAGTTACTGATGAAGTAGTACAGGAGGTCACCCAAGAAGAAGAGTATGACATTGAAGAAGATGTTAATGCACTCTTTGGTGGTGAAGAACTCTCTGAAGAGTTTAAAGCAAAAGCCAAAACTATTTTTGAAGCTGCTATAGGTTCTAAGACTAAGGACATCAAAGAAGCTCTAGAAACTGAGTATGCTGAAAAGATTGCTGAAGCAACTGAAGACCTTAAAGTATCACTCCAAGAAAGAATTGATTCTTATCTTGAGTATGTTGCTGAAGAATGGCTAACAGAAAATGAACTTGCTGTTGAGGCAGGTCTCAAAACAGAAATGACTGAATCCTTCCTTGGAGGTATGAAGTCACTATTTGAAGAACATTATGTAACAATCCCTGAAGACAAATATGATGTGCTGGAAAGCATGGTAGACAAATTAGATGATATGGAGACCAAGCTCAATGAGCAGATAGATAAGAATATCAACTTAAACAAGCGTCTCGCAGAGTCGGTTGCAGATGGTATCCTTGAATCAGTTTCTGAGGGATTAGCTTCCACTCAGAAAGAGAAGCTCGCCTCACTTGCCGAAAGTGTTGAGTTTGATAGTGAAAACGAATATCGTGAAAAGTTGGAAACTCTGAAGGAGTCATACTTCTCCAGATCTCCTGCTGTTAAAGGTTCCCAGGAAACCCTTTCTGAGGGTGTAGATAGTACTCCAACTCCTGTTTCTTCAGGAATGGAAGCATATCTCAGGACCTTGGGTTCATTTAAGAAATCTTGAATTTAACATTATAATCAAACGTAAACTTTAATTAGGTAAATCCGCAATGTTCCAATCAGAACAGTTGCAGGAAAAGTGGGCACCTCTTCTAGACTATGAAGGTTTGGATCCGATTAAGGATTCACATCGCAGAAGTGTTACCGCCGTCCTGCTAGAAAACCAAGAAAAATTCCTTAAAGAAGAATCAGCATTTAACTCAGGCATCAACCTGATGGAAGCTGTACCAACCAACTCTGCTAACGCTGATGGCGCTGGTGGTGGTTTTGGTTCGGGTGCTGCTGCAGGTGGTCCTGTTGCTGGTTTCGACCCAGTTCTAATCTCCTTGATTAGACGTGCAATGCCAAACTTGGTCGCATATGACCTTGCTGGTGTTCAACCAATGTCCGGTCCTACTGGACTAATCTTTGCAATGAGGTCTCGCCTAACCAGTCAGTCTGGTACTGAGACATTCTACAATGAAGTCGATTCTGCATTCTCTGGTCAGGATTCAGGATATGACATCACAGGAACTGCATCCTTTGCTGATGGACCTGTTGGTTTTGGTACTACCAACCAAACTGGTACTAACCCATCTGCATTGAACCCTGTTGGTACTGCATCTACTAACACTGGCGTATACAACGTTGGTGAAGGTATGGCAACTGGTTCTGCTGAGAACCTTTCCACAGGTAATAATGCCTTCAACCAGATGGCATTCAGTATTGAGAAAGTAACTGTTACTGCTAAGAGCAGAGCTCTAAAAGCAGAGTACAGTCTAGAACTTGCTCAAGACTTGAAAGCAATTCATGGTTTGAATGCAGAAGCAGAACTTGCTAACATCCTTTCTACTGAAATCCTTGCTGAAATTAACAGGGAAGTCATTAGAACAATCTATAAGGTTGCTGAGCAAGGTGCTGTTTCTAACACTGCAACAGCAGGTATCTTTGACCTAGACATTGACTCCAATGGCAGATGGTCTGTTGAGAAGTTCAAAGGACTTCTATTCCAGATTGAAAGAGATGCTAATGCTATCGCACAGAGAACTCGTCGCGGAAAGGGCAACATGATCCTCTGCTCTGCAGACGTTGCATCCGCACTAACCATGGCAGGTATCCTAGACTATACTCCTGCACTCAATGCTAACCTGAATGTTGA